TCAAAATTAAAATCTAACCAGAAAGGCAAAGCGCTCTCCTTTATTGACCGCCGTTACGTCCTCTGAAAGATGCCCAATCGTATTGAATTGTCATACTATAGGTACTTAAGTCTTCTTTGCCGTAATCAAGACCGTCTTGTTCAAATTTTTCAATAATAGGGTTATACATGGTCCAAGATTCCACTACTAACCCGTTGGCATCAAGCTGTTCAATTGTCATAGGAATTGCTGTGCCGTTTATTTTTGCCTGATCTGCGGCAGGGTTAGATAATTTCGAAGTCATTTTTGCTTTAGACAAGAATCTGACTGCAGCTTGACCTGCTTGACCTGCAGCCTTAAAATCAGTGCCGCCAATAATGTCAAGATAATTTGAACCTGCTATTGTTTCAACAATTCTTCTTAGGACTGTATTGCCAACATCATCTACAAAAGTAGCCTTTACAGAATTCCATTTGACACTACCTGGGAAGTTAAACTGTCTACCAGCAACTTTGTGAGATGTTACTGTAGTATCGAAAGTTGGTTTTGTTATATCTTTTACAAAGAAATATGGAACTGGGGATTCTTGGCTCCCAAATCCTATACTTACCTTGAAGCGCATAGCGCGTTTTGGTTCAAAATTATTTTCAGTCCAGAATGGCATTATAAAATTCTCCTATGTGTTATAGTAATTAGACCTCTCAAACTTTTTTTATAGATCCTCGAAAGAAGCTCCTGTATTTGTAATAACGAAATCGATACCAATAAACTCAATTGCGTATACTGGCTTGATGAATAATTTAGCATACATCATGTTTCTATCGATTTCTTCTGCTGTAGTTGTTGTACTATCAAGAACCAATCTGAAATCACTAATACCATTTCTTGATTTGACAGAATTTAAGATTGAAGTAACTGGTCTTCTAAATCTATTCCAAGTATCTTCAACGTTAGGTTCAAATAACAGACCAGCAGAGATAATTGAAATTTGTTTTTTCAAGAAAAGAACTAGTCTTCTAACATTGATTCTGTCAAGAGCAGACGGTACTGCTTGTAGAGTTTTTTGCCCGAAGATTACAATACCTTCGCTTGGGAATGAAGCGATTGGGTTAATGTTTACTTCATACAAAGAGTCTCTTTGTTTGGCTGTAAGTTTTTCACGAACTCCGACAACACTCAAGCCAGAAGATCCTACTGATAGACCGCCACGATTGAATCCTGCTGGAGCAAACCATACTTCGCTATTTTCTTGACTTGAAGCCATTGTTCCAAGAGCGACAACTGAAGGTGGCATCCAAACTGGTTGTCCGCTTTGTGTATCAAGAACTTTTACCCAAGGATAATAAGTACATGCATAGCTAGTATTAAGGTTTCTATTCTTAAGGCTAGTGATTGTTTGTTTTACGCTACCAACTCTGTCGCTTTCTGCATCTGTCCCTTCGGAAGAAGGAACGTATCCGTTTTCAATATCGATAATTGCTAACGCATCTGCACGTTTTTCGCACATGTCAATTGCATATTTAGTCACGGCCCTATTGGTAATACCAGGCAATACAAGAAGATTCATATTTAGAACTTCTGGTTCTCTAATTGAGTCAATAGCTCTATACAATGAATTTACCGCATAGCTTTGTTTTGCTGTTTTGCCATCAGTCAAAGTGTTTCTAAATGGCTCTCTCTCAGTTAGATCAAGACCATCAGTACCGCCAAATAAAGGCATTGTGAATTTATCAAAACCTAGTTCTAACAAATCTTTGTATGACTTATCTGCTAGCGCAGTTGCTGGAACACCATTTGTGAGACTGGTCCAGTCTTTACTGCCAGAAGTCAAAGAAGTTAGTGAAGTACCAGCCAAACGAGAACCAGAGGCCCAAGTTACAGTTCTACCTGTTGTGCTTGAGCCAGTTACGACAACATCGTCGAGCGAGAATACAAAAGAATATTCGCTGGTGCCTGTTGTTATAACGTCTGATTTAACATCGGCTGGTTTTGCTCTTGCTAAGTCTCGATAATCTTCGTCGATTCTTGGTACCGGAGTAACAGTTCCTTCATTAGCAACTACTCCGAAATAAGCCTGATCAAGATCTAGAGTACCTGCGTCAGCGGCATCGCCTCTTAGTTTCATTCTAGGAAATTCTAAACTAGCAGTCAATTGAAGGGTTGATTTTCCTCCAACTGCACCATTAATCATGGAGTCTGTATTTGCCGATCCACTTGTAAAATCTGTTGCTGTTTTAAATCTTGGTGGCCCGAAGAAACCAAAAGGCAAAAGTTCTGGCTCTAGCCCACCTTGTTCTATAGTAGAATTAACTTCTACGCGAACATATCTAGATCTATTTGGATATTCTCCTAACTCTACATGTCTCTTTTCGTCCGTATCCCATTTTAAGTGTCTGTCTCCAATTTTTGCTGCGATGTAGTTTGGAGAAGTAGGATCTAGGTTACATCCCGTAAAGACTTCAACAAATTCTGGATTTGAATCAACATCGTGTAATTTTCTAATCCCAACTGAGAATGTCCCGTATTTTTGGTATTCATTTACAGGCGCTTTTATATCAAAGATAGAAACTTTGACATTATTTTGTTCCCAATCTCCACCTTGTCCTTCACTTGCAACAAATCTAAACAATTTTGGCATTTGATGTGCTTTATACGAACTAGATAAAGGATTTAAATCTTGACCAATAACCCAGCCAGAAACACCAGGGTCAGCTTGTTTTCCTTTAAAATCACCTGCGTCAATACTACCAGAAGATAATCGTGCAACGAATCCCAATAGATTTCCTGCGCTTTCGTTTTGTACTTTTTCTCTTAGAAATGTTTCAAAGCTTTCACCAAGCCAATATTTTTTCAAAGAATCTTCGTCAGTAATCTCTGCGTTAGCCAAGGTAGGGTTTGTATTGAAAACTTTTCTGATGTATTTTGCGGAGTTTTTGTTAAAATTGAAAGCATATTCTTCGCTATCGATTTTAGCTCTGAATTCATAATCGGCACCTTTATTTTGAACCATCACATTCGAACCAGAAGTTGTGTCAGTACTGCCAGTAGTACCAACCATTTCAATAGTAGAATTTTCATTTAAGTAAAATACTGCAGCCAAAGAGCCAGTAACTAGTTTTGTTCCGCCGTCTACTTCAAAAGTGACAGGAGGAGCAGTAAGAGTAAGTCCCGATCCGGTAAGTGAATAATTTGCTAAATCGCCAACAGCTACTGTGTTACCTCCGACAGAGAAGGATGCTGTAATGTTGGAATCAAAAGATGAAATTTCAGTATTGATCTCTGCCAATGTTGAACCTGAAGTACCATTGGAGCCTGAGTAGAATCCATTTACGGTTAGAGTGTTTCCTGCAGATGAAGTAGTTAAAGTAACATCTGCACTTTCAGCCGCTGTGAAAACTACGCTTTTGTCAACATTGGAAATTAATTTCTGCGACAAGGAAATTGTAAGTTCTTGACTACCACTGGCAGAAGAACTTACTTGATAAACTTGTTTAGAAGATTCAACAGGCTCTTTTTCATTTGGCAAAACAAAAAGTCCCCAAGCTCCGCCTGCTGCTTTCCATCCTGCTTCTCCTAATCCTGTAGCGGCGTTATCATCTTGAGTTCCCATTAGTCTTACCATAGTAAGAGGAGAAGAGTTTCTTAGATATGCTTCAGCTGCATAAGAAGCGTATGTTGGGGCAGTAGTATTTCCGTTTCTCCAAACGTCACTTGAACCTGCACCACGATCTGGGGCACCGAATTTCTCGACAAATTGCTCATAATTACGAACAGTAACAGGAACCATACCTGGGCCTCTTAGTGTTCTACCAATAACTACTGGACCTACTGCTCCTGGAAGTGCTGGAATTTGCGATCTATCGATCTCTTTTACTTGTACTCCTGGTGATACGAAACGAAATTTTTTAGCTGGCATCCTGTTTTCTCCTCGATTTAACTATTATAGTTTTCTATAATAAATAGTACTCTATTTTATCAAAATCACTATTTATTTGTTTTTTTCATTAAATTTATTCATTACCAAAATCAAAAATGATATATCTACCGTCACTTGTCTGGATAAAGATGTTGTCATCGTCAG